CTCAACATTTGCTACTTTACTATGCCATCTTGTGATCTTTTTCGGCTCATTCTATGTTGCCATGCATAATCGCGTGATCAATGATGCAGTCATTACACTCCTCTGGTATGTCGGACTCGCATCATTCTTCAATGTTGCACTCATTGTCCTAGGCTATTTTTTCGGAGATGTTGAAGATTTTCCTCTGACATATGACAATCTCGGCCATATCAGCGAAGCAATCTTCGCAGGTGTAGTCGCAACTACAATCGGTACGCTATTCTTCCTTACCGTCAAAACGGATTATCAAGCAAGAAAAGCAAGAAAAAAGGGCAAAGGGCGACGCACTCGCTAGATTTACCAGTCCTCAGCCTTTTCGTACCCGTCCATATCGGGCGGCAAATCATCTATCACAGGAATGTCAACGCCATACTCCTCTGAGGGTATGAATGCATTCCGTATAATCATGGACCGCATGGCAATTGATTCGGGTGTGCGCCTGTATTCCTTCATCTTGTTGGACATATTTTGCCGAGTAGCAGCAGAAGGATTTCGGACATTTCCACATGATCTGGAACAATATGGACCCCTCTTGCGATGAAGTTTACCACACCTCTTGCAAGCCTTCTCCTTATACCTGTCGTAACTTCTCTTTTTTGCCATATCGCATTAGAGAATACTTCATACGATCAATCATCGTAAGGTTTGTTGCATCAAGTACATTCCGATAGATTTTGGCTTCTTCCAGATTTTGAATTATCTGGTTCCTGGTGTATGAATTGAATAACCTGGTCTTGTTTCGCGTATCATATGCGTCCATGATCATATGATATCGGTCCTCAGTTGAATCATTCCGAATTTGATGCCGATTGTTTGCCCAAAGCATATACACACTTCCATCAGCAGGCATATGAATTGATCCTTTACCCTCTACAGTATGATAACACTTCTCATTCGTGATCAAAGGAATATGAATTCTCGCCAGATATGTTGATGGAGATGCATCAGAATACCAAATTGATTGCGTTCCTGCTCGGAGGACTGTAACTCTCGCCCTGCAAATAAAGAATCCCTCATGACTCAAAAAAGAAACCAATCGTGCATATGAATTCATGCAAGCATTCGTGCGATTGATATGCTCAAAAGGATGCGAATAATCAAGATATTTTGCAAGTTTATAATTGAACGTGCCATCTTTGCGATAACAATGCTCAATGTCCGTCTGAAATCCATCACGATAATCACCTGTGCGTGATTGAATACTCCATCCAACAAAATTCTCATTTGAATTAAGTGGAAACTCGCCACGCATTGCCTTCAATGAAAGGAGTAACTCGCGAAGATCCAATTTATATGATAAAAGTTCACACCAATCTTGGCTCATCAGAAATTATCCTTTTAATGAAACTCTCAGCCTTTATATGATTCTTGAAATATCCCATTCTGATATCTTTGCCTTGATGCATGATGATAAGAAAACACGCATTACGATAAGATGAAATTATATTCCATCCACTCAGTTGAAAATTTGTCACCATAATCAATCCTATGCATATTCATAATTAATCGTTGTCTTGTTTCGTTTCAATACAACAGCACCATTTCGGAGATGAAAATCATGAGCCATCTTCGTCTTGGGCGATAACGTGATATACCTCTGAATGCCTATATTCCTCTTTTCAAAATATTTTCTTGCACGATGAATCAATTTGCCGGCATGACCAGGAGCATATGACCAAACAGAATAGAAAACAGCAATTGGATTCTTTTCGCCCAGGACGAATAACTCATCCTCTTCTTTAGGAATCTTTTCTTGTACAGAACAACAAAGGATCGCAAATGGACGCCGATGATTCTCGCCGACACAAAATACATACCGATGATCATTCATTCTCTGATGAAAGGGAATACTCGGCCTTACTGGATCTTCCAGCAGAAAAGCCTTGATGCCATCATAATTTACTCTAAACAAAACTTCACTCATGAACGATATATGGATCCTTTGTTAATGTCATATTGATATAATCTACAGCATCATTCTCATCGTCAAAATATCGCATGATCACTTGACCAGTGTATTTTGACACGAAAATCAATAAAATACAATCATTCAAAGTAGAAAATTTGATGATCCATCCTGCCCTCACGACAGCATGAAAACTTTTCAATTCTTCCCGATTGTTGTTGTACTTGATTGACATTTACTTTTTCAAATCTCCTCTCATTATATTTAGATGATTGCGCCTTATCTTGCAAGACAACCAAACATTATAATAGTCCTCACGCAAAAGACAATCTCGCATCAGTATCTCTTTTGATTCATAATAAGAACATTCGCCGCGAGTCCTGCATAGGTGCAAAATCTCACGCTTGAAGTTTTCTTTACCATACAGTTCAACATCTTTCAATAGTTCTGCATTACTACCATAATAATCTATCCAATCGGACTCTACACGAATCTTTTTTCTCTTGCCTTTTACTTGTTTCGTTTTCGCTTTTGTGAAATACTTTCGCCCAACATACTTTTTATTTGTTTTGAGATTCGTAATCAAATAGCAGAATCCATAATATTCTTGAAGTGTTTCTGGTACTACAGGAGCGTCATTGATCGTCCATGTCATCGGAATAATCAACTCGCGATCCACAAAATGGACAGTATGAAGGACTATCTTCTACATTCTCTTCTTGATATTCTAACTTGAATTTACTGTCACATTCATTACAAACTTTTACGATTTCTATAGGGAACATTCCTCAATTCTCCTTTTGTATAAATATATACATTCATACTTATAAGGAAAATTTTATGGACCTCACCGAATCCTTGAAAAAAGTGCTTGCAAATACGTTTGGAATGTATCTCCAGGCGCATAATTACCATTGGAATGTTGAAGGAATGTTCTTCTCACAACTTCATGCATTCTTCGGTGATTTGTATGGTCAGTTATTCGCCGCTGTAGATCCAATTGCTGAACACATTCGCGCATTAGGCGCATATGCACCAGCATCAATGTCACGGTATTTGGAATTGATGAGTGTTGAAGATGAAACATCAGTTCCTTCAGCCCGTGACATGATTACAAAATTGGTTGCAGCCAATGATCTAGTTCGTGCATCATTGTATGACGCACATCATGCAGCAGAAGCTGCAAATGAGAATGGCGTCATAAACTTTCTAGAAGATAGAATTGATGCTCACGACAAGATTTCTTGGTTGCTCAAGGCACATCTAAAACAGATTTAAGCCCAAACGTCGTTCCATTCTCCTGTTAAAGCGCCTTTGGCGTAATCAGTCGCTCGGTTCTCAAAGAAATTTGTATGGGTGGGGGCATTAATCATTGCCTCTACCCATGGAAGAGGATTCTTCTTGACTTTGAATGTTCCTTTGAGTCCCATTGAAATCAATCGTCTATCAGCAATATACCGAATATATTCTTTTACATCCTCTTTTGCGAGATTGACCATTGCACCTTGATCAAATGCTAGATCAATAAATTTATCTTCAAGAGCAACCATCTTTTCGGCAATTGTATAGATTTTAGATTTCAATTCATCATTCCACAATTCGCGATTCTCTTCAATATATGTTCGGAACAATTTGATCATTGATTCTGTGTGAATCGTTTCATCAACGATTGACCAAGTAATGATTTGGCCCATGCCCTTCATCATACCATGGCGTGGGAAGTTTAATAGCATGATGAATGAAGAGAATAATTGCATCCCCTCAGTAAATGCAGAGAATGCTGCAATATTCGTCGCAATGGTTGCATCACTCATTTTTTTATCCGAAAGATTCATGAAGTAATCATGCTTATCTTTCATTGCCTCATATTCAAGAAACTCATTATATGTTTTCTCGGGCATACCAAGAGTTTCAATCAAATGCGAATATGCGGCAACGTGCAATGCTTCACGCGCAGCAAAACCACATAACATCATGCGGACTTCTGGCTGTGGAAAATACGGAAGATAATTCTTGACATAACCACCAGCAACATCAATATCACCTTGAGTAAAGAATCGGAAGATTTGTGTGAGAAAATATTTTTGTTCTTTTGTGAGTTTATTCTTCCAATCTTTTACATCTTCAATCATCGGCACTTCGGTATGCATCCAATGGCTTTGTTCATGTTTGAGCCATGATTCATATGCCCAAGGATATCTAAATGGCTTGAAGTATGATCTATTGTCGTTTAGTTTTAATTGTTTGTGCTGTTTATTCATTTTGATGCGACCCATTCCTCTAGTTCTTTTGACATTAGAATGCCTGATTTTCTCTTTACTTCAGTATTACCATCCATAAGAATAAGTGTTGGCACGGATCTGATTCCATATTCTGCTGCAAGATCCGTGTTATCATCAATATTATAAATCTCAATCGGTACTTGCAAGTTTGCTTTTTCTATTTGGCGTTCCAATGTTTTACATGGAGCGCACCATTCAGCCGTAAATCGCAATATTCTCATTTTATCA